AGTTCATAATACAGGTCAACTGGAGTTGGAACTTCTAATGGGTCTGAGCCTTCTGCAGCCAAAGCGTAAACACCGTGAGCACTTGAGCCACCTACACTTCGAATCTGTCCACCTGTTAGTGAGTAATAAGAAGTATAGCAGTAGTAGGTAAACATGGATACTGCTTCAGTTAAACCACCGTTGGCTGCAATCAATCCATAGCCCATGTCACATATCTGTGTGAAGTCGTTGCTCAACATTGATCTGTTACCAGGCATTAGGATTTCAAATACGTTAGAGTTATCAGTAATCCATGATATAGTACCTGTTTGAATACTAGTCTTAGCTGCAACTAAATTAGTTCTTGCTAGATTTCTATAGCTGTCATAGGTTCTGCCTGCAGAATCACTGGTTAAATTTGGATACGTAGAAGCTGCAATGTTGGCAGCAGCCACACCGGCTGCAAGTTTATCAGCTTCAGAGCCGCCTGTGGTTCTATAAGCTGTTAGCGCATTAATCACAATAGAAAACAGTGTTTCTAGAACAGCTACAACAGTACTATCACTGGGGTTAACTAAGTCTTTAACCTGAGTGGCTGTTGCACCATAAGTTGTTGACACTGTGGTGTTAACAATAACCTGCTTGGCAGCATTCTTAACTTGTGTTAGAGCATTTTCACAGGCTGCATATTGTGTAGACAATACCTGTAATGCCAGAGCATCACCGACACCGTTAAAATATCTATAGGCAGCATCTCTAGTTTCACTATCGCCGCCGTAGTTTAAGTCATAACAGATAGCTGAAATAATATATTCAATGTCACGTTGCGATTGAGGCGAAGAAAATACCAACAATGGATAAGTGGTCGTAATATATCCAGTTCCCAATTGCTCTAAGAAATCACTGTTGTTTATCAACAATGTCTTGGCATTGGTTCTATTTGATGGAGCGCCTGCTGGATTAGGCATGCTCAATGTAGGAGCCGCGGTCGTTCCTCTACGAATAATGTTGCTGTAGTTTATTTTACTTTGAGCAACAACGGCTCTGCTGGAATCGTAATATACTGTAGGTGTAAGTGCAGCCAAAGATGCATTTGCAAGGTCGTGAGCATATTCAACGGCCCGGATGGTTAGATCTAATTGATCATCAATAACCACAGAGGCATTGGCCTGTCGGTAGGTCAATGCAGCTTTCCTACTCCAATAGTTACCACCCTCAACAATGTCGTAACCTACCCCGTCAATGATTAGTCCAACGTCTCGACTACATATAGCCTCATTGTAGGTAAACACTGGATAAGGCCAGGGAGTTGTTTCATCTAGAATTAATGTGGCAGTAGCAGATACTCCTGAACTTGCAGTACGTCCATCGGTAGTACCTGTACTAACAGTACCATAGGTAAAATCTCTAATATAGTTAATTCGATACACACTATCTTCAACAATGAACGAAGCCGGTAACTGCGGCATGCGTTTTAACCCGCTAACCGATAGGCGGGTATTACTGACTTTAGCTGTAATCCTAAATTGTATGTTTCCAGAAAATCCGTCAACAAACATACCACCATTAAACTGATGTTGTCCATTGCTCTTTGAGAAGACAGCACCTTCTTGAGCATAAGGAGACTTAGCAAGGATTTGACCTTCTGGATCAAGTACCAATGCAAAACCACCATGACCTTGCATGGTCAATGCACGTAAAATAGTAGCATCATTCATTAAGAAGATGTCCATTTTATCGTTGTCTAGTGGTTCATTAAACGACGAACTTGAAGTGTCAATGATATCAACAATAACATCTGTCAACCTTGCAATAACACCGCCGTTAGGTATTGCATCCCCAGAATTTGCAACGTAAGCTGTGAAGTTTACACTATTGACTGGAATTAAACTACCGTATTCGTAAATTACAAAAGATGAAGTTGTAGCTACAGCAATAGTAAAGCTTCGACCATTGAGATTGGTCATACCTCCCATATTGCGGAATGTTACTGTTTCGCCTGTAATAAATCCGTGAAGTGAAGCAGTTGTGATAGTACAATTGCTGTCTCTAGTAACAGAAAGTATATTTACTGCGGTTCCACCAGCACCAGTTTCTGCTGTGTAGGCACTGTCAACAACTTGAGGTTCACTATAGGTTATTGATGTACCTGTAATAGGATTGGTATAAGTGGAGATAGCAATGGCTGTATTTTTAATCACCGCCTGTGCTACCGTTTCTAATCTTCTAATAGCACCTATAGTTTGTTGTAATTGGGTAGTAATAGCAAGTGTTGCACTATCATTATTAATATCTCTGTATTTTAATGCCGCAGAAATTGTTCTAGGAGCACTGCCGTAACGCAGGTCGAACACCATAGCATCGATTAATAGTCCAACATCTCTTTTACACAGTGATTGATTATATTCAAATCCTACATAGGGGGTTTTTTCTTCTGCTATCTGCTTGTTGATCCAGGCAATAACTTCTTCTTGTATAAATTTTTTGTTTAATGATAATAGATCAGCAGCAGATCTATAATAACCTTTGTTATTAATCAGTGCTTCTGGATAAATTGGCTCGTCGGCATTGCTTAGATAATGGTAACCAAATAGATTATCTCTGGCAGCATTATAATCGTTTCGAGCGGTGTTTAATCCGTCAATATACTTGTCTCGTCTAAAGTATTGGAAAGCCCAAGGACTTGAACTCATTCCTTTCTTAGGACGAATAATACTACGTCTAAATTCATCACCACGCATTGATACGTTTTGTGGAACTTTTAACGGTAAATTTTCTTCATAGATACCAGCTTCAACAAAAACAACCAACTGTCTAGTATTGGCCACATCACCATAACTGATACTTTCTCCAGGTTCAAACACACCGTACTTGATATCAATGTCAAATAGTTCATTACCACTAGTATCTAATTCCCCACTGTGTGCTAGTATTTGAGCAAGAGCACCAGAAGTTTCACCGTAGAGATATAAACCTTCTCTAATGTCTCGTCCGCGTTTTGCAATGGAACTGTCAGTGGTTACATCCCCAGTGTAGTCTGTTCTTTGATGTCCGGTATAGATTGCAAACCTAGGAAGATTAACAACAAGATCTGGAAACTCAGTAAAGTCTTTACCACCATCTGTAATGGTTATTCCTGCAATAGCTGTACTGGTTACATCAGCAAAACCAAAACCTGCAGTCGCACCGGTGTCAGTCACTGTAGGACTTACTCGAACTGATACTAGACCGTAGCCACTGCCTGCTGATTCGATAATAGCCGTACTAACGCGATATTTAATTAAGAACAATACGTTAGTACCGTATGTACTACCCGGAGTTACTCCAGACCAATATACATACCCGTCAACATTGGTATCTGGTAAACCGTAGCCGGCACCGCCTAAGCCTTCATCAAACTTACCACCTGTTATAATTCTATAAGTTAAGATAGGGCCGTTTGGAGATCCAGGTTGACTGTTAACTGTTAAAATTTCAATAGTGGCAGCATTAGTATCGGATTCACCAGCAGGTTTAATTTTTAATACTTCACCAGCCTGGAAGTTAAATCCTCCGTTTATCAATTGCACACTATCAACAGTCAATGTAACACGACCTGCAAAACCTGCTCCAGAGTCTGGAGATACTTGAATTTCAGTTAGTGTAGCATTGCTTCTAACGCCAGAATCTGGGTTGGTCCAGGTCAATACTTTCTTGTAAGGTCCGATTTCTGGCGGGCTTGATTTGATAATTTCTTCTGCACGTTTTAGTGCGGCTTCCAGAGTTCTGTAGGCAAATGCCAACGCACGACCCTGTGTACTAGAACCAACTCCAATACGTTCGTCACTACCTGAGGTAGATACATATAAGTTTACACGGCTAGCATACCCTGCGTTATCTACATAGTTTTTAGTAGCGGCAACAAGCCCACTGTAGGTTACATCGTCTTCTGGGCGTGGATCTCTAGAAAGAACCAACGGACCGGTCATGGTTCCAAATGCTGAATTTATAACCCCTGCAGCAGGATCTATAGCCTGCACTCCTGCCAACGAAATTTTACTATCAGCATAGCCTTTGTTAGCAGCTTCATCTGAGCTGATAGGTGTTGCTAGTTCTTGGATTCTATATTGTGTGCCACCTGACTGAGCTTTTAGATTTCCACCTAATCTAGGACTTACGTCTGCTGAAATAGTGCTTCGAGTATTGGTAATTGTGATTTCGTTTTCGTTTTCAAATACCAAACTTATACCAGTGCCAGCAACTAATTGCTTGAATACTAGTCCTGATTCGTTGGCATTAACAGAAACAACAGCATTTTCAAAGCCTTGATAGTAGCTGTCACCTTCACCACCAACAGGCGCATCTTCTAGAGTAGAAAACTTTAGTCTACTACCTAGTCCTAGTGCTCCGTAGAGTTCTCTGAAGTTGTCATTTACTTTTCTAAATGAGTCGCGAATACTGTCGCCTGTACCGTCATTACCGACAATACCTATATCAATCGTTTTTCTTGCCATAGTAGAATCCTAAGATTTAAGGTTGCTCTACTATTTAGCTCCAAAGTTTTATAAGCCGAATGTAAATATAGAATGTTCCTAATGACAGAACTTCAAGAAAGTCAATATGTTAGACGCAGTAAGCTAGGGGAAGAACACACCTATATCCGTAATAAGACCTTGGCTGTGTTTCGTTGCGACAATTGCGACGATACATTTAAAAGAGATCTAAAACATGTAGATCGTAAAAGACTAAGCAACAACTATTTTCATTGTTGTAGTAATTGCGATCACAAAAGATTTGCTCAACGCAAGGGAGTTGAGCGTAAAAAGATCTGGGACTTGCCGGCTAGTAGCACATTACCTGTTGGCAGATATTAGACTCGAAAACTTTCACCGCAACCGCATCGATCACGTTCGTTTGGATTGATAAAATCAAATCCTTCATTGAGTCCATTGCGAACCCAATCCATTGTCAACCCATTTAAGTACACTAGACTTTTTGCATCAACTAGTACTACAAAATCTTGTTGGGCAAAATTTGTTACACCTTGTTCAGCTTCATATTTGTCTACGTATTCTATGGTGTATGCTAGGCCGCTACAGCCTGTAGTTCTTACACCTATGCGTATACCAACGCCTTTACCACGACGTTCTAAAGTTTGTTTGATTTTTTTATACGCTGTATCGGTTACGATAATCATTTACAGCCGCTTTGATAGCATCTTCTGCTAGTATTGAACAATGTATCTTGACTGGGGGTAGGGCTAGTTCTTCGGCGATTTCGGAGTTTTTGATTGATCCGGCTTGATCAAGAGTTTTTCCTTTGACCCATTCTGTAATGAGACTCGAACTCGCAATAGCCGATCCGCAGCCATACGTTTTAAATTTTGCATCTGTAATAATACCTGTATCATGATCAACCTTTATTTGTAAACGCATAACATCACCACAGGCAGGAGCACCAACCATGCCAGTACCGATGTTATCATCGTCTTTTCCAAACGATCCAACATTGCGGGGATTTTCATAGTGATCAATTACCTTGTCTGAGTATGCCATTTATCTTCTCCCAATCAATAATTTTCCACTGGTTTTCTAGATACTTTTGTTTGTCAGCTTGATAGTCTAAGGCCCAGGCATGTTCCCACCAATCTATTAGCAACACAATATCTTCTTTGATTTGATGGTTAACAATTGTTTTGATAACTCCGCTCTTAGCAAGATAGACCCATCCGCTGCCCTGTATGCCCATTGCTATCTTAAGGAATTCTTCTTTAAATGCTTCAAAACTTTTAAATTTACTTTCTATCAGTTCTAATATATCACCGCTAGGCTTGTTGGTATTAGATGGACTTTGATATTGGTCGAATAGAATATCATGTAGAAATGCGCCAGCTTCGTTGAAATCTCTATCGCCTTCTCCCTTGTTGTAACGATCTACATAGGTTTTATATAGTGTTCCAAAATGATAGTCTAGAGTTTCTTCACTCATAACGGGATCTAGGTCTGTACGAGAGTAAGGCAATGTTAATTGAACTAACTTGTCTTTTTTGCCTTCAACAATGAAGTTTTGAATGAATTTAAATGCCATACGAGTATTTACCGCTAAATAAAAACCTAAGGAGACTTTTAATATGCTAGGATTAATCAAGAAACTATTTGGAGCCAAAGATGCCGCACCTGCACCAGCAGAGATTGCACCGGTACCTTATAAAGTTGAAACGCCTGCTGTTGAAGCTGCCCCTGCTCCTGTAGTAGAGGCCGCGCCTGCTCCTGTAGAACCAGCTGCAAAACCAGCTAAGAAGCCTGCGGCCAAAAAGCCTGCTGCTCCTAAGAAGGCGCCTGCTCCTAAAGCAGCACCTGCTAAGTCTACAGGTACCCGCAAGCCAAAAGCTAAGCCAGCTGTTTAAGACTTTGTTCGTGAAGTGCAAAGCTGGCAAGATTTTTGCCTTTGCTTTCACACATTATGTCAAAGTGGTCACGAAAGCTCAGAGCCCATTCATTCACTGCTGTATTCCAGTAGAAGTTTGAGTGAGCCCTGAGCTTTTGTTTTTTGTGCCCAGTCTCTAAGAGGGTCGAAAGATCGGGACGGATGTGTCCGGGATGTTCAACAATAACATCTTCCCGTGATACACTGTAATGTAAAGCAGGGCGAACACCACGCCAACTATCAATAATCCGCTTAACACGGTCGTCAGATGCTTCAATATATTCTCCAGAGTTGATCCAATGATGGTGAATGTCTAAAACTAATGCACAGGTATCTACTAGCTCAAGACTAGAATCAATACCCCAGGTCATCTCATCATTTTCAATTGTTATGCAATTCCGTGCTTCGGGACTAAGGCGTTGCATAACACGTTTAATGCCATCGGGACCTTGTCGTCCGCTGATGTGTACATTGATTTTGAAGTCTTGGAAGGTCTTGCCATAGCCCATCCAGCGAGCCATGTCAGCATGATATTCAAATTCTTCAATGCTTCGATTTACAATATCTGGGCTAGTACTTGCCAACACAGTAAACTGACCAGGGTGAAAAGACAGCCTAACACCCCTCTCGCGAGCCAAAGCTCCCACTTCTCGAAATCCTCTTTCACAAGCGTCACGGACAGAGGGAATCCGCCAAAACCCGCACCAACTTGACTCAGTGTACACAGGCAGTAGATCGCTGCTGAGTCGTACCATTCTAAGATCTTCATGTTGTTTACCTACTAGTTCAACTAATTTGCGAGTAGATTCAATGTTCTGAGTCATTAGATCCCAGAGCTTTTGTTCCGCTACTTCTTTAGTTTGTCTATTTAACCAAGCAACAGTGGTGCTACCAGTATTATACTGTTTGCAGTTGTCTTTTTGTTTAATGCCATTGATTTGACTTGG